AGACGATACGGCTTCATATCGAATGGCGTATTACACAAACCATGCCGACCTTGGAAACGTATCAAGAACATCAATTATCAAGAAGATTTCTGTTGTGATTATTGGTGGCAGTAACCAGTATGTGACGATCAAGTGGGGATATGACTTCCTGACAAACTACTTGTCTGAGAACGTCTTGATTCCAGCGCAAGGTGTTTCAGAGTATGGAATAGCTGAATATGGTGCAAATGCCACTATTGTTGCTTACTATTCTGAAGGTGTTGCCTTGCAAACATTGGTTGCCAATGGTGGTGGCTCTGGAAAGATTGTTCAAACTGGTTACGAAATGGACATCAATGGCTCTCAGTTGTCCATCCAAAAGATTGAAATTCAATCTAAACAAGGTCGATTGACTTAAGAGGTACAAATGACTGCATACACAAAATCAACCAACTTTGCGACTAAGGATACGCTGACATCTGGTGACCCTTTAAAGATTGTCAAAGGTACTGAGATCAATACAGAGTTTGACAACATTCAAACTGCTGTTAACTCTAAAGCTGATACAGCATCTCCTACATTGACATCTCCTACTTTGGTAACACCTATCCTTGGAACGCCACAAAGCGGAACATTGACAAATGCAACTGGATTGCCTTTAACTACTGGTGTAACAGGTGTTTTGCCTGAAGCCAATGGTGGCACTGGTTCATCTGCTGGCAACCAGATGTTCAAAAACCGCATCATCAATGGTCAGATGCAAATAGCGCAAAGAGCAACATCTGCAACCATTACTGCTGGAAGTACTATTGCCGCTGGCTACTCAACTGTTGATCGCTTCTATGTGTATTGCACTGGCGCAAACGTCACTGCGGCACAAGTGGCTGGTTCAGGAGCAACTAGGAATAGATTGCAGATTACTGGGGCGGCATCTGTCACTGCGGTTGGCATTGGTCAGCGTATTGAGTCATTAAACAGTTATGACATGGCTGGCTCTACTGCCACCTTGTCAGTTGATATTTCTAACAGCTTGCTGACTACAGTAACATGGACAGCTTACTACGCCAACACTGCTGACACATTTGGCACATTGGCAAGCCCTACAAGAACTCAAATTGCAACAGGTACTTTTACTGTTACTTCCACTCTGACAAATTACAGCACCAACATTAGCATTCCTGCCGCAGCAACTACTGGCGTTGAGATTGTGTTTACTGTTGGCGCACAAACATCTGGAACATGGGTTGTAGGAAACATCCAGCTTGAAAAAGGCTCAACAGCAACGAGCTTTGACTACAGGCCGTATGGCACTGAGTTGGCGTTGTGCCAGCGGTATTACTGGCAATGTACTGGAGCTAATGGTTATCCTGCTCTCTGGTACAGCACTGGAACTGGCGTAAGACTTTCAGTAAAACATTCTGTAACTATGCGGTCTGCTCCAGCCATTGCAAAAACAGGAACAATTGGTATTTATTCTGCAACTGTTACGGACGCTAGTAACATAACTTATTCATCTGTCAGCAATGATGTTGATGGCTCAAGCATTACATTCACTACAACTGGCGCAGGTGCATCAGCAAATGGTTTAATGGGCTATTCGTATGGCACTGGCACACTTCAATTTAGTTCGGAGCTATAAATGGTCACATACAAACTTCCACCAGTAGATGAAAAGGGCAACCTGCCGCAATGCATTACCAAGATGGATGGTGATGTAATTCTAGGCATTCCATTTGCTGAAGGCAACACCGACTACCAAGCCTATCTTGCTTGGCTTGCTGAAGGCAACACACCACTTCCCGCAGAGGAGAACACATAATGGCAACATCACAAGAAGTAATGCAAGTTAAGCAGATGGTTAAGGAGTCAATCCTTGAAGAAGGACTAGACCCTAACATCTTTGTACGTCTTGGAGAGATGGCTAAAGCTGTTTTGGAAGACAAGTCTATGTATCCTCAGTTCTTGCAAGCTGTTGTTGACAGTGGCTTGGCTGAAGAAGCAGATATGTCTGGAGAGATTGATTACCAAGTCGTTGGTGTCTTTGTTGCCGCTGGTGAGATGGTCAAGGAAATGCTTGCATCTGGCGAATTAGGAGCATGATATGGGATTGAAAAAACTTGGTAATTGGTTAAAGAAGAACATTAAGCCAATTGCGGCAGTTGCGGCAGTTGTCTTTCCTCCTTTAATCCCTGCGCTTGGGACTGCAATTGCAGGGGCAGGTGCTAGTGCAACTGTTATTGCGGCTACTGGTGCAGCGGCTTTAGGAGCTGGTGCAAGCGTACTGGCAGGGGATAAACCATCTGAAATCTTACAGAATGCGGCTCTTGGAGGTTTAGCTGGTGCTGCTACACAAGGATTGTTTGGTGGAACTACTCCAACTACTGGAACAACTCCAATTGCTGGCAATTATTCCGCTGTTTCTGCCAGCCAATTATCTTCTGAAGTTGCGTCTAAAGGTTTGTTAGGCGGTGTTGTTGACAAGGTGGCAAGTTTCACAGGTTTGACTCCAGACACTGTTGGCAAACTTGGCGCTGCTGGTGTACAGGCATTGCTTAGTAGTGCTGGTGCTAACAAGATTGCAGAACAAGGCAGAGAAGCGGCTCAAACACAAGCTGATGCTCAAGTTCGTGCGGCTCAGATTGCCGCTGATGCCGCTAAGTTCCGTCCTGTTGGCGTTACAACTCGTTTTGGTCAATCAGCCTTTACAACTGATGCTCAAGGCAATGTGACTGGTGCTGGTTACTCTGCAAGTCCTGAGATTCAAGGCTATCAGAATCGTCTGTCTACATTGGCTGGTCAAGGTTTGACTCAAGCAGAACAAGCGGCTACTGCTTACAAGCCTTTGACTGGTGCGGCACAGAGTTTGTTTAGTTTAGGCCAAGGTTATCTTGCTAAATCTCCTGAACAAGCGGCGGCTGATTACATCAGCAAACAACAGGCTTTGCTTGCACCTAGCCAAGAGAATCAGTTGGCATTGTTGCAGAACAAGTTGTTCCAACAAGGTCGTACTGGTGCGGCTACGGCTCAAGGTGGTAACCTAATGGCTACCAATCCTGAAATGGCGGCTTACTACAACTCGATTGCTCAAAGTAACTTAGCATTAGCGGCACAAGCTGACCAAGAGGCTAGAAACCGTATTGCTTTTGGTGGTGGACTGTTTAACACTGGTGCTGGACTGCAAAACCAGTTCTATTCTGGTCAGACTGCGGCTTATGCCCCATTTGCCACTGCTATGGACACAAGTTCAGGACTTGAAAGTCTTGCACAGCAACCTATGAACCTTGGCACTTCAATTGGTGCTAAGACTACGGCTAGTACGGCAGAAGCTGGTAGATTGTTAAGTGGCGGAATTACAAGTGCGGCGGCTACTATGGCTCCATCGAATGCTTACTCTGCATCTGGTAACTTGCTCACAGGTGTTGCCAACAACCCAATGGTTACTGGTGCAATCAACAATGCCTTTGGTGTGTCAAATGCACCTAAGTATCAAATTATTAACGGTCAATTAGTTCAAGTGCCTTAAGGGGAAACAAAAATGGCAACAAACATCTTGGGATTGTTCACATCTCCTGAGCAGTATCAGGCTAACCAAATGGCGCAGTTTCGTCAACAGTCGGCTAATGAAGTTCAGTTAGACCCTTTCCAACAAGCCTCTATTGGTATGCGCCAAGCTGGTTATCAGTTGGGTGGTGGCATTGGTGGTGCTTTGGGTGGTCAAGACCCACAGTTGCAGATCATTGCCAAACGTCAGGCATTGCTTAGTCAGTTAGATCAAAGCAATCCACAGTCTTATATGCAAGTTGCTAAATTAGCGGCAGAAAATGGCGACCCTGAGTTTGCTATGACTATTGCTGATGCTGGTCGTCAAATGCAAGTTGGCATGGCTAATGCAAGAAAGACTACTGCCGAAGCACAAAGAGCAGAATTGACTCTTACACAAGAACAACAATTAAAAGACGAGTTGTCCAAATTGCCAGAAAATGCAACAGATGCTGATGTTTTGGCTATTGTTACTAAATATGGTTCTGCTGATAGGGTTTTGTCTGCATTGAGAACTTCTGCTGACAAAGCAGCACAAAGAGACTTGTTGTCATCACAACAGGCTGACAGACTTGCCGCACAAGCTGAACAAGCTCGTAAAGACAATGAAGCAAGACTTGAACGTGCTAGAGAAAATAATGCAAGCAAAGCAGAGTTGGCAAGAATTGCGGCAGAAGGTAGGGCGCAACAAAATGCTATTACTAACTCAATCAGAGAACAGACTTTGCAAATGCGTCAACAAGCAATGGATGAGAAAAAACAAGCCACTGAAAGACAGCAACAAGGCCTTGCATCTTCATTTGACGCAGCACTTGATACATTGAGCACACTTGCTAATCATCCAGGAAAAAAATCTGCTGTTGGATTTGGTGGAGCACAGTTATCAATGATTCCAGGCACTGATGCCGCAGGTTTTGCCGCCCAACTTGAAACATTTAAGGCTCAAACATTCTTGCCACAAGTTCAGGCTCTTAAAGGAATGGGCGCATTGTCTAATGCTGAAGGTCAAAAACTTGAAGCGGCAGTTGGTGCATTGACTCAATCAATGAAGCAATCTGAGTTTGATTCTCAAATTGTAAAAATCAAAAAATACTTGCAAGATGCTAAAGATAGAGTTGGCAAAACTATGCCAGCAGCACAATCTCAAGCGCCAACTTCAGCAACGCCAATTCCAACAAAACGATGGAATCCACAAACAAAACAACTTGAGGAGATTAGATAATGCCGCAGTACATTCAAGTTGGCAATGATGTAATTGAATTTCCTGATGGAATGTCATCTCAAGAAATTACTGCTGCATTAAGTGGTTCAACTAAGCCCACTTCTCAACCATCATCTGCACCTTCTACTGGGGTTTTGATGGGAATTAAAGAGCCTATCAGTGGTGCGGCTCAGATGCTTCCAAAAGGTCTTGAGTTTCTCACCTCTGCTGGTGGACTTGCGCCAAATCCTGTTAGTCAATATTTTGGCTCAGAAGCGGAGCGTGTTAGAGCCATGAATGCGGCAGAAGAAGCCGCATATCAACAACAACGTGCGGCTCAAGGTGAAACTGGATTTGATGTTGGTCGGCTAGTAGGAAATGTGGTTAGCCCTGCCAATCTTGTTGTCGGCGCTCGTGCTGCTCAAGGTGCTCGTGCTCTTGGCGCTGGTCTTGGCACTCAAGCTGCCGCCGCTGGTGCTGTTCAAGGTGCTATGCAACCAGTTAATCAAGCCACTGGATTTGCTGAAGAAAAAGCAACTCAGATTGGTCTGGGCGCTGTAGCTGGCAAAGTCGGTGAAGCTGTTGCATCTGTCGCAGGAAAAGCCCTTAACCCATTGGCATCCAAAGCAGAGCAAACAATGCGTGACCTTGGTGTCACTCCTACGCCTGGACAAACTCTTGGGGGCGTTTACAAGAAAGCTGAAGATTTTGCACAGAATTTGCCTTTGATTGGTGGTCAAATTCGTAATGCACGAGAGAAGGTTTTGTTTGACTTTAACAAAGGTGTAATTAATAAAACATTAGATAAAGTTGGAGACAAGTTGCCAGAAGATGTTGTTGGTCGTGATGCTGTTGCTTATGCGGCAGAACAAGTTTCCAATAAATATGATGAAGTGTTGAGCAAGATGAAGTTTGATCTTGACTTCAAAACAACAAGTGGAATTCTTGATGCTTTGAATAAGGCAAGTTTGCCATCTTCTGCTCAAAGAGATGAAGCTGTCAATGTGCTGAACAACATTGCACTTGATAAGTTTTCTGGCAAAACATTGACTGGTGCTGAGTACAAAGCAATTGAATCCGACTTACTAAAACAAGTCATCAAGTATAAAAACAGTACGGCTGCTACCGATAGGAATATTGGCGATGCTTTGGAAGGTGTTTTAAAGACTTTTAAAACAGAACTTTATCAACAAAATCAAAAATATACACCACAATTGCGTAGAGTTGATAGTGCTTATGGCGACCTAAAGATCATGGAACGTGCTGCGGCAAATACTGGCGCAGAAAACGGCGTGTTCACCCCAAAGCAATACAGTCTTGCTGTGAAGCAATCTGACGTTACTCGTCAAAAATCTGCTTTTGCTAGAGGAACTGCTCGTGGTCAAGAGTTGTCTGAAGCTGCACTTAAAACAATTGGTCAAGATATAAATTCAACATTGGAAGGAAGATTGGCTATTGGCTCATTGGGTGGAATTGCCGCTCTATCAAAACCAATAGTTTCGATACCTGCAATTGCTGGTGCAACTGCGCTTTATTCTCCAATGGGTGTTCGTGCAGCAGATGTTGCATTGCGTCAAAGACCTGAAATAGCACGTTTATTAGGACGCTCAATCTCTAATAATAGTGAACTTTTGGGTGGGGTAATTGCCCCTCAAGGAATGTTTAACGCTCGCAGAGACTAAGGAGTAGACCATTGACCCAATTAGCATTTGTTTACTTGCGGCTGGTCTTGTTAAGAACATCCAAGCAGGTTGTGATCTTTACAAGCAAGCTAAAGAGTCTTTTGTCGAGATTAAAGCCAGTGCAGATGAAGTCATTGCCATTGGCAAAGAGGTTCATGGATTCTGGAATCAGCTTCTTGCGTTCTTTGGTAGCAAGCCTAAGCCTAAAGCTGTCAAGCCTGTTGCCAAGGCTAAAAAGTCTGACTATGTTGCTGTTAACGAAACTCAAGTCAAAGTTGACATCGTTAAAAATCTCACTGAGTTCTTTAAACTTCAAGAACAGTTGGAAGCCCACATTAGAGAAGAAGAACAAAAGTCTAAAACAGTTTACGACCCAGATCAAAACCACATGGAGGCCGCACTCAAAAGAGTGATGGCTCAACAGGAGATGGACAGGTTGATTGTCCAAATCAGGGAGACTATGGTTTACCACAGCCCTCCTGAGATGGGTGCTTTGTACAGTTCAGTCTTTGAGATGCGTGACATCATCAAAAAGGAGCAAGAAGAAGCCAGACTGATTGAGGAGTCCAAAGAGAGGTACAAGCAATGGCGGCGGCGGGAAGCAAAACGAAACCTAATGCTAAAAGAAGCGTACTTAGTGGGAACAGCAATCCTACTCCTTTACATATGGATGTGGTTTCTGTTCGTCAAGAGATAGGAGAGGAAATCATGGGGTGGGTTGCTTGTTGCATACTTATCGCACTATTGCTTCCTATGGGTGGAATGTTGTATTTGGACATCTTGGATGCCAAGAATGAAGTGAAGGCGCAAGCCGAAAAAGTTGAACGACTAAGACGAGAAATTGAAAGGAAAGAACGTGACAAAACAACTGGAACAAAACTCTAGTTTTAACCAATTTGATGCCGACCACGATGGCATAGTGACTGACCATGAGTTAGCTCGATCTGAACGCATGATGATGATCGAGAACATGGACAAGATGGCTGACCAGCAGCGTGTTATGGCTTGGGCGGCTCTTGGTGCGCCCCCTGCTTTGATTGCGTTTATGGCTTCTGCATGGGTTAGCTTAGAGAAGGTCAACGCCCTGAGTGGCCTGACAACTACCTACTGTGCGGCGATGGGAACGATTGTTGTTGCTTTTATGGCGGCACAAGCATACGTCCGTGGAAAGACTGGCGATGCGTGATCTATTGTCTGGCGTAGTAGTTCTACTGCTAACATTTGGCGGTGGCTATTGGTACGGCACTCACGTTGAAGCCCAGGCTCAACAAGCTGAAGTTGACCGTCTCAATACTGAAGCTAGAGCAAAAGAAAAGGCTTTAGCCACTGCTGTAACAACCACTGCCAATGCACTAAGGAAATCAGATGAAAAAGCAAGATTTGAAACTCAAAAGCGCAATGCTGATATTGATTCTGGCGCTCTCAGGTTGCGGCTTCCTATCAAAACGACCTGCGCCTTATCAGCCTCCACAGATTCCACCATTGCCAGTGGAGATAGTGGAGGAGAAGCATCAGCCGAACTTGACCGAGAAACTGCTAAAAATCTTATCGCCATAACTGAAGAAGGCGATAGAGCCATTGAAAAACTAAACGCTTGCATTACCCTGTACAACAACGCTAGGAACTCACAATGAACCTCACACCTAATTTCACTCTTGACGAACTTACCCACACAGACCACCGTGAGTTTGACAACACGCCAAACGATGCCGAGTTAGCTAACCTTGTCCGCTTGGCTGACTTTCTTGAGCAAGTCAAAGCATTGTTGAGCGGCAAAACTATCATCGTGAATAGTGCTTTTAGGTCAAAAGCCGTAAATGATGCAGTGGGCAGTTCGGACAAATCACAACATAGACGAGGCTGTGCCGCCGATATTCGTGTGCCAGGCATGACACCAGATGAGGTGGTTAAATCCATCATTGGATCTGGCTTGCCCTATGACCAAGTGATCCGTGAGTTTGACCGCTGGACCCATGTGTCGATCCCTAATACTGAAGACAGTAAGCCAAGGGCAATGGCACTGATTATCGACAAACAAGGCACACGACCTTATGCCTGATGTTTTTATGCAACTTACTTTAACTTTCATCCGCTTGTCATTGATTTTGTTTAAGTTACGGCAAACTCATTGAGGACTCGTATGCCACACGCCACTACAACCGACAAAGAATTCATTGAAGTTTGGCAACGATTCAAATCGGCAAAGAAAGTTTCGGAAGAACTTGAAGTGGATATACGCAACGTATATCGCAGAAAAAAGCGGATTGAGGAGAGGAAAGGCGTTTCCCTTGAAACCACAAGACAAGGGCCATTGCTAAAGACTCCCGACAACCCTGCTCGAAAGATGTTGGGCATTGAGAATGGCACAGTTATTGTCTTCAGTGATGCCCATTTCTGGCCAGGCATTCACACAACGGCGTTCAAGGGTCTTATTTGGGCAATCAAGGAGTTCCAACCCAAAGCCATCATTGCCAATGGTGATGTGTTTGACGGGGCTTCTATCAGCCGCCATCCCGCCATCATGTGGCAGCAATCGCCATCAGTCATCCAAGAGCTGAAAGCCTGTGAAATTGCCCTTGGAGAGATCGAAGACACTGCCAAGAAAGCCAGAAGCAACACTCAGTTGATTTGGACCTTGGGCAACCATGATGCTCGCTTTGAGAACCGCCTTGCTGCCAATGCACCGCAGTATGAGTTTGTCAAGGGTTTTAGCCTAAAAGACCATTTCCCTACTTGGCATCCATGCTGGTCATGCTGGCCTACCGAGCAGGTGGCTGTAAAGCACCGTTGGAAAGGTGGAATTCATGCTACCCACAACAATACTGTAAACAGTGGCGTAAGCATCGTTACAGGGCATTTGCACAGCCTAAAGGTGACACCGTTTAGCGACTACAACGGAAACCGCTTTGGCGTAGATACAGGCACTTTGGCAGAGCCAAATGGCCCACAGTTTGAAAATTATCTGGAAGACAGTCCAACCAACTGGCGTTCCGGATTTGCCGTGCTTACATTCCATAATAGTCGGCTTTTATGGCCTGAACTTGTTCACAAGTGGGCTGAAAACCAGATCGAGTTCAGAGGCAAAATATACGATGTATAAAAAAAGGGAGTCCGTAGACCCCCTTGTAAGACAACTGCATGGAAATTATGCCACACGCTTCCAGATCAAACCATCTTCGTCTTCTACGATCTCTCCAATTTCGTATTCTTCGTATTCTTCGTCTTCATCGGTTTCGTCTTCGTACTCAACGTCTGAATCGTCTTCATCGTTGACTTCATCTTCTTCATCACACTGAGCATCAATGAA